CCGGATCCCGCTATAAGCTCCCCGATATTCTCGCCGAACCCAACCGCCAAATCAGAAAAAGCTGCATTGACAACGTCACTCACATCTATGCAGTCTTTTTGTATTTCCTGCAGTTTGGTCCGCACAGGCTCTAATTTATCCGGCAATTGCGCCAGATCATCGAATACCGGCAATTCACCATTTATATCGAATAAAGCATCATCTAACCCGTACAATACAGCAGGTTGGCTGATCGGGCCACCTTCCATCTTTTTCTGTGCATCGAGCACCCGTTTCCGGCTGAGTTCGTCCGTTTTCTGTACAAGTAAATTCAGACGGGCTATCTCTTTGTTATAATAATCCAGACTTGCCTGATCGGTTATATCGGTTGCAGATTTCAGATTTTGTAAAGCCTTTATTTTTTCTCCGATAGCTCCGGAAGTTTTTTCCTCCATGTCTATCGTATCCTGAATCGCCTGCTTTTTCTTTTTTTCTAGATTTATTTTTTCTTCTGCTGCCTCACGGGCTTTCCTTTGTGCTTCTGTCTCTGCTTCAATCCCTGAAGCTCTTTTATCTATCTCATCTGCAATTGCTTTAAGAGTCTGCTGATAGCGATTATCACCACGCTCCTTATTTAAAGTCTTATATACATTCTGTATTCCCAATAAATCATTCAAAGACAATTCCGAAAGCTTTAAACTCCTTATAACTTCCTCATTATTCTCACGTATCATTCTATTCTGTTCGGCCAGCCATTTATTAGCGTATGCTGTTGGAGGAATTATCATTCCCAGCCACTTACGCCATGCCGGTATCGACTCGTCATTCAGTACATTAGTAACCTCTTTTGTTGCATTTGTAAGAGAATTTATACTTTCCACACTAGGAGTAACAGCAGCACCGATAACCTCTTTCAAGTCACCCCAGGCATTACTTAATTGTGTTGCAGCTCCATAGGCATCTCCAGCCGCAGCTTTGGCTGCTCCGCCAAATTCATTCTGGAGTTCTTTTAACATAATCAGCTGCGCTTCCTGCTTTTTCCCTTCGGCAACCAGTTGCTTGATTTGTTTTACCTGTTCCTGGGAAAAAGAAACACCCGAACGACGCAAAGCTGTCAGACCAATTTCCGGCGATTCCAAAGCCTTACCGATCTGCATGACTGCTGCATTCAAATCGGTATTCAAGACCGTCGCCATATCCTGAGCTGAAGCAATAGCCTCTTTAAATACATCCCCCTTGATCGATTTAAAGGTCGACATAATGGCCATAGCATCTATAGTCACTTCATCGCCGTATTTGGTCACATCCTGCAATTGCGACGCGTATTTTTTCATTTCATCGGCTGTTAAGCCTGCAGCTGCCCCCGTTGCCTTGATTACCGCCCCTAACTTTTTCTCTGCCTCTGCCTGAACTTTACTTAAACCCAGGCATTCTTTAGCAAATGACACAATGCTACTTACAGCAAAAGCCCCGGCTATCATCCCCTTCAGCTTTTTTATTCCCGTCCCGAAAGCAGAAACTTCCTTTTTACTTTTTTTTAGTCCTTTCTGCAAATCAGAGGTATCGGAACCAATCCAGACCTTTAACTTAGAAATAACACTCATAGCAATTTGCTTAATTTTATTACATTCCCGATATCCTGTACACCACTTTCCTGAACACTTTCAATCTCCCAGGGAAATAACCAAAATTTTTTAGGATCCGTAATCCTTGATTTTTTATCTAACTGAACATTAATCAGGGAAACTGTCTGCATTCTGAGCAGATTGGCATATACTTCCAATTCCCGCTGTTTCTTCTCATTGTAGTAGTGAAGTTTCAGAAAAAAATCCTTAAGGCGCATTTCCCAAAACTCCATCACCTGCATATCCAATTCCCCCAAGGCAATACCCAGAAAATAATCCAGGGAAACTATTTCATTTACTTTTTTTTTCCACTCCCTCCATCCGCCTCCATCTGGCTCTGCCTTGCATAAATTCTCATAAATTGCCCCATTACTGCTGTATTGACAACACTTCCCAATTCAGATTCCGACATCGGGAAATTACGTTTTTCCAACCGCTCGCCTTCTTTTATACAACAATGCATCAGAGGTAAGATATCGTCTATAGCGATATGTACCAAGACATCAAGCTGAGACAAATCAGAAACTCCCTTTTTCCGGCAAAAACCGGCTATAGCATTCCAGTTTGCCTCAACCCGATATTCTGAATCACCTATTTTCAAAAAATCTTTCATAGCTTTACACCCCTGTAATTTCTTCTTTGGTCAGCTTTGTGATTCCGGAGCAATTCAGGGAATAGGTGGCCTCACCTTCCGCATCGGTACTTTCCGAATAACCGGTTATCACCATCTTCCCTTTGTAAACGGTATTGCCCGGCGCCGGATTCCCATACACAAATTCAATCGGCTCACCGGCCATAACCAAATCGATCACATCGTTGCGGTCGAGCCGTTTTGTTTTCTCTTCCGCCTCATTTATTTCCATTACCCCGTCAACGGTAAATTCAGTATCATAACCGGTTATTTTCTTATTAGAGGTGCCTTTATCCTCTTTGGTAATAGATTCTTTAACCTTTGGATTCAGGTTAAAGTTGTTCGATTTCGTCCCGGCAAACAGCTTTTTTTGCTCTCCGACTACAGCCTGAAAAATAATGTCATATCCATTAATACTCTGTCCCATAACTTATAATTTTTTAATTGTAAAACTCATTTCACCAACATAACGCCGGTCCTCTCCATCATACTTAACTTCTCCTGTAATGGCAGAAACACAGATACTGGAACGGTCTAGCAGATTTATCGCCTCTTCCACTTTATGTATAATTTCCCAGGCAATCTCATAAGTATCCGTAACAATAAAAATTCCGGTATCATACACTTTCTTAACCGTTTCCTTTGTCTTATTTCCCGATTCCTTCAACTGATAAATGGCATAGGGTACCGGAAGATTTTTACTATCTTCTACATCAGCCAACACCGGATAAATTTCCACAATTCCTTTTAAGGTGTCATAAATTAATGTACTGATCTCCTGTTTCATTTTATCCCCGTTTTAGATTGCATCCTCTTTATAAAACGTTCACTCGCTTTCCGCATTTCTACCGGAATAGCAGATATAACCCGAGCTTTCGAAGCTTCCCAGGCCTTTTTCATATCATCGGTTGCCCGGATACCGCCTTTCCAATTTGCAGAAACCGGCTTGCGGGCGTTTTTAAAATGATAGGCAGCACTCCGGTTCGACAATGTCCCATGATTCAACCAATAAGAGATATAGTACATTGACATATAACTGCTGAGTGTCTTCCACACCCGTTTCGTTCTGCCTCCGAATTGCCCGGCAGCCATTAAAGGTTCCTTCCCTTTTGTGTAAACCTTTACCCCTGCCAGCTTACTGAATTTCGGCGAAGGTCCAGCTTCTTTTGTCCGATTTACAAAAGGTTTTGCAGCAGCACGTAACCCGGCAGCGACAGTTTGTTTCGGATAATTCCTTATCATTTCATCCAGCACCCGTTCGGCTTCTTCTATACCATTGACGCGAATCTGATCCATCTACAACTGTTTTATAACGACCTTCATAAACCTTCTCTTTACCGGCTCTACTGAAATCACCTCATACATATTTCCGCCTATTTCTACTCTCCAGGAATTATTCATACCGACCAATAAATAAGACGTAAGTTCCAATACTTCTACAACCCGGATCCGTTCCCCCCCGACAGTCTCATCCAGTGTCTTTGAAGAAACTCCGGCAAAAGCTTCTGTCGTTTTTATGAAATCTTTTACAATGGCCCCGGCATCCGTCCGGGTAATCTCCTGTTTATAGAATTGTACCCGGGTATCAAATTCACCTACACTGAAATCTATCTTCCCCATCTCTTATGTGGTCTTAAAAGGTTTGTAGAAGCCTTCGGCAATTGTTCCACAGAATCCAAAGGATTTTCAAAAAATTTGGCAGCAATTAAAAGTATCGCAGCAGCAACATCGAAAGGAACTTCCTTAAAACCGGCTATGAATTCAATTATTACAGAATTTCCTTTCATCCCTTCAGGAAAATAAAGACTGCTTCCGGATATCCCTATCTCCGTTACATCCAATTCTTCACCATCCAGCCGGACAGATACAATATCTGTGATCGGCATTATCCCAGTCTTTAACACCTTATCAAAATCACCCGTCAACCGAAAATTTCCCGGCCATAACACCTGACCGGTAAATTCTTCAGCCGAAGCAATTGCCGCTTTCAGGTGTAAAATCAGAATACTGTCGAAGTCATCCGACATAATGCGGAGATGCTCTTTCAGTTGTTCCAATTTTACAGGAAGCTCTTCCGATGTGCTGATCCGTTCAACCTTCATAATTTTCGCAAAATTCAATTATCCTGCAGGCAGACGCATTACCAATACCTTTCACATCGGTAAGAGTTTCCTTAGCATCCAGAATTTGTTCCACCGATTCATAACCATTTTTGTACAACAGATCACGCATCGGCAGATCTTCCGGTAAAGTGTTATCATCTTCCCCGCCCTCAGTTTTCTGAATCATAATCGCCGCTCCGCTATTAATAAACTTGGCAGCAACATCATCAGGTAATTCGGCGGTCTCGCCGCCAAAATACCCGTATCCTTTCAAAGGTTTATTAATCTTTACCAACATACTATGCCGTTTTAATATCCTTGATTGCCGCGAAACTTTCATCGTGCCGCACGAAAACATCATGCCAGGCATTCATCGTAATCTCCACCTGTGCGGATTTCTTCAGGGTGTACGGATCCACGATAATGTCGAGTCCGCCCCACTGGCCCACGATCACATCGGCAAAGTTTCCGAACAGCATTGCAGACAGATTCTCTCCGGTACCTTTGGTAATATCCGAAGGCATCAAAGTCGTACTGATAATATCATAACCGTTCAGCGTATTCGCCGCTTCCATCAGGAATCTGGCCGTTCCGGATGCCTTTTCAGTGGTTTTCAAAGCCCCGATAACCTTTGGATTGGTCAGATAAGCCAAATTCCCCAGCATCGCATCCTTTGCACTGATTGCCGTCTCCAGGGCTACCACCTTCGACCAGTCGATTTCACCGCCGTTTTCTCCGATAGCGACTGCGCCGATACCCTCCAGATTCAGAATACCGAGTGGAGCCTTACTGCCTGCACCGTTAAGGGCCGCATCATCAATCCCTTGGGCATGTGCCAGTATCATCTCATTCATGATCAGGGATTCCACATCCATACTCGTCTGATTCAGCAGATCTTTGGTAAAGGCCGTAGTGATCACCAGGCGTTTCTGCTTCATCTCCTGAAGGCTGAAAGAAATCTTCTCGTTTTCAACAGTCTCAGCTTCACCAGCCCAAGAGATATCCACCTTCGAATTTTTTACAAAACTCAACGTACCGATCAGTCCGGTCAGGAATTTTGCCCCCAGCTTCTGCATCACCAGATTAGCACGCAACGCTTCGATATAGGTCGGTCCGGAAGTTTGTATCAAATTGCCTCCATCAGCAGCGGTCCCGGCACTCTGTCCGGCTGCAGCCCTGACATTCTTTACCGACAATACCGAATAAGGAATACAAACACCCTTAACCGTCCGGCCCAATTCGCCGGCTTCCCTTCTTCCTTCCTGTGCCATCTCCAATTCAAAACCCTCCAACTTACCTTCTGCAGCCTCGCGAATAAATTTTTGGAAAGAAAAACGGTTTATTTCACTCCGTTCCTGCTCTGAGAACCTATCTGCTACCGAAGCCCTTTCTGCCCGATCCAAAGCCTGTGCATCCTCCAGTTCACTGGTAAGTCCCCGCACTTTTTCCAGAGTTGCTTTAGCTTCCTCTGCTTTTCCCTCTCCCCGAAAACGCTTATAGTTCTCAATCTCCGTAGAGAGTTCTTTTTTAATTTCATGAATTTTTCTCATATTTGTCAATTTAAAAATGAATAGTTATTTGTCTATTGCCAATTCCGCCTCGGCCAGAACAACATCAGCATCATCAGTCGCCCGATCTTCCGGTATGTCCTCCGGAACTTCCGGGGCTTCTCCCTCTTCCGTTTTTTCCGGAGCCTTCCGTTCATCCAGCAAATCCAGTATATCCCGGACCTTCATCTCTTCAATCTCGGAATACCGGAAACGGCCATCCAAAGCCCGGTAAATAAAATTGATCGCATCTACCGTGTTATCCCGAAAACCACGTTTCAGCGCATTTTTGTTGGACGGAATGTTCACGACCGACACTTCCAGCAATTCCTGACCGTCAAAATAATAGGTCGGATTAGATCCGTTCTTCGCTTCTTCACCTTCTCCCCAGGCGCCCTCTTTAGTCGGCACAAAACCGACAGAAACAGCTTTCAAAGTGCCATGCAGAATCTTACGGAAGATCTTTTCGGCTAAAGGGTTCAACTCTGCAGGTTCAAAGGTCATCGAAACAATCAGTTGATTATCCTCAATCCGGGCCTGTCCGGTTCCGATCACCCGGTCCGGATCCTCATTCCCGCACATATCACCATAAACATTATGCTGATATCCGATAATTCCGTTACTATTAAACCGGGTAAGATCCCACTTATCCACAGGAACCACCGTTCCGTGAGCGTCCCTCGTATTATCCGAAGCAACAAACTCAATCGTTCGGGTTTCTTCAACGTTCTCTGCAAGCCTTCTTACATGTCCTATTAAATTCGTCTTCATTTTTTATCCTGATTTTCTTGTCCTACAATTGTCATATTTGAGGGATACAGCATATCATCCAGTCCCTCAAGCCGCGGATATCCCTCCATTTGCCGGATTTCATTCCGGCTGTGAATACCGTTTTGTATGCTGGTCCGGTACCATTCCGACCGGGCTGCCGTATCACCACGCATCAGGCCATTTAAGTCGAACTTCACGCTATACTGATCCGTCTCCCCTTCGAAAAAAAGTTTGGTTTCCAGCTCTGTTTCGATCCGTTTCACGGAAGGCCGGAGAGAAAAGGTGGTAAACTGAATCGTCTGATGCTCGATATTGGAGAAGGTTGCATGGCTCATTTCGCATAGCATATGCGGAGGAACATTAAAGATCCGGGCTATATCCTGAATGGAAAAAGTTTCCGTCTGCAATAGCTGGGCGGAAATAGGAGAAATGCCGACTTGCTTATATTTTATTCCATATTCCAAGAGCGGGGTTTCATAGTTCCGGGACGACTCATTAAAATGCTTCACAAAATTATTATACTCCGTATCAGACATCGACCCGTCAGCTTCCAATACCGCCCTGATATTGCCGCCCTTTTTATAGAATTCCGCACCGAATTTCGTCGCCGCCACACCCTTTGCTATAGAAATCGCATTATATTCTATTGGATTCAGGCCCTTCAGTCCGTTCAGGGTTGTCAGCATAAAATGACACATTTCCTCATTGCTGTAAATACCGTCCAGCCCTAACTGATTTCCATAGACCTTAAAATATTTTTTCCGGTCCTTGACAGTCACACTGGTTTCAGAAGGCAATACCGGATGTAAGGCAACCGGATCCCCGTGTGCATCCCGCTCAATGATTGCATAAGAATTTCCCCAACCGTCCATTCCGGCATTAATACAATCCCAGAAATTGAAAATATTCATATATGGGTTAGGCTTAACCCGGATCAAACGGCTAACAGGATGATTATTTACCGCTTCTTCTCCCCGGAGAGTATTTTTCGCAATCTTTTTCGGCAGGGAAGCAATATTCTCAGAACGTAACCGGATCGCTGCAAATACCGCTGTAATACGCATCGCTACATCATTATTAACGGTCACTCCATAATCGATACCATTCCGGAGAGAAGAAACCTTTTCCTCATATTCCTTCCTGGTGGTCACTTCGACCTCTCTTTTAGCTGCCTTTTTATCCCATATTTCGCGTAAGAATGTCATTTGCCATAAATTTATATAGCAAAGAAAACGGGATTTGCAACACCTGTCAATTCGACAATGTCGTATTTCTGCATCGACAATGTCGTATTTTTTCAAGTTCCGGGGAAAATTTAAAGAAAATCAAAGAATTTGAATGGCTCCCAAACAAAAGGGTATGCCCTTTTCAGAACATACCCTCTTCAAAATGTAACTAAGTTCTATAAAAAGCTGATGGATTGTAATTCTTTTGTCAGTTTATTTATCCCTTTCTGGAATTTTTCAAGTTGTTCTTTCCGGGGAACATTCTTGCCAGCGGCATATCTCCACAACTGACGTTCATTGATGCCTGTCACACGGCTCAAGGCTGCCTTCGTAAATATGTTACTATAGTAATTGATGAAGGTAGGAGCATCAAGCTGAAATTTTAATTCATACTCTCCCTCAAATACTTTTCCGGGATCAATATTCTCATCCTTACAAGTCTCCAGGTAAAGATTAATAGCCTCCCTGATATTTTTCTCAATTTCTTCGATCGTATCTCCAATAGTAATGATAGGTGCATCTTCCACGTATGCACTCAGGTTTGTCTCCGCATGTTCAATAACTACATTTACTGTTTTCATTTCTCATCTCCTTTTCTTGTAAAGGCAGGGCTACTTCAGCCCTGCCTGTCTTAAGATGCTGTAATAAGTGCCTTTCTCAATACCACCCCGGTGATTTGGAACAACAACCACACGCTTACCGTTAGTAAAAACCATGTGACTTCCTGTCTGCCTCACCAGTTTAAAATCGTATTTCACCAGCAGTGTTACAACTTCTTTCACTGATTTGTAACTCATAGCATCAAAGAACTTAATTACACTACAAATGTAGTAAAAATATGTACACAACCAAATAAATGTACGTTTTTTTACTACTAATTTATGATTTATGCCGGAATTACCGAATCAAATGAGGCTATACAAAACCGAAGTTACTTTTGCCGATGAAAAAACAACCAATAAAATTTTAAAGGCGATAAAGAAGTGGGTGTAGAATTAAGTACAGCATCCTTATAATTCAGACAACTTTAGACAATGATAAAGCCTTGCGTCTGCAAGGCTTTATTCTTTATATTTTTGATATCTCTGATCAATTGCAACCATAGTTCCAAATACAATTTTAAAATAAGGAAATGCTTCTTTTTTAGCTATATCAGCTTGGTAATATTCAGAAAATATTTCAGAAGGTACTGTGATATTCCTCAATGGCTTACTGTCTTCTTCAGGAACTGGAAATTTACCAATCCACCCTTTCACTAGTTCAGGTTTTTCAGAAATAATTTTTTTTACAGATGCATGAGAATATGGATTACGATATTTATTTTTTAATTCTTTCAGTTTTCCTCCTTCTTCCTCTGTTATAATACCTTTCTTACATGCTGCACTTATATTATCATTTAGAGACTTATTATCATATAGACGATATCCTTCCTTTAATTTTTCATTAAAAGCTGGATTGCCAATGTAACATCCTTTCATTTCAAAATCAATTAAAGCATGTTTCAGCATTCGTTCCAACAAATGATTAGTCATACAAATACTGGCCTGATATAATCCTAATAAAAGACAATTCAAATTTTCATAGATAATAGTCCTGAACTCGCAGAAAAAAATGAATTCATGCTTATAATAAAAATTCAGTTCATCCAAATTTTTAACTATCTCTTTACCAAAATGTTCTATATATTCTTTTAATCCACTTTCAATTTCTGACATCTTCAATAAATCATATTATTTTCTCTATCGACAAAAATAAACATTTCTCTTAACTCCATATCCGAAACTCTCTTTTCTTTTTATTTCTTTTCCTTTTTCTTTGTGTACTTATTTCCCCGGAAACTATATATTTCCGGGAGAAAAACCGAGGTTATTTCCCCGGAAACCTGATTTTTTGATACGGGAATATTGGTTATCCTCTCGTTTCCTTTTGTGGAATTGACAGGATAACCAATAAGGTTACCGGTATTTCAGATCAGAGTCCTGCTAACTAATAGCTAGAATTCTATAAAATTGAGCCGCTTGAACAAACCGGAAACGATCACATGGATCTTATCCAGGCAACCGACACGCTCAGCAACGTCCAAAAGGCTTTCCCCTTTCCGCATCTTATATGAACGGAGCGGAATATGATAGGAGTAATATAATGTCGTGTATACCTTATCCCAAACCTGATGCTGTCCCAAACTGGAAACTTTACAGTATTTGTTCACCAACATCCGGATCTGATCACGCAGAGACATTTCCGGGATTTCTTTGTCGGAAATTGGTAACTCATGCAGATCACGCTCAGCTTCCTCATG